GATGCAGAGCTTGACGAAGCCTCTAAAACAATAGGTGAAACAACTCTTTATTTTAGAGATTATAATGGTGATTTTGAGGCTTTTGCAGGGGATGTTTCCAGAGAAATGTATAAACAGAACATAGATTTATTAGAAGGACATAACCCAGCAGCCCAAGCAGCAGTATTAGATACTATCTACAATGTTCCTACTGCCAACACTTGGAATGATATTGAGACATTTTTAAATGCATCAGACAATATTGGTACTGATGCTTACAATAGAGATGATCTCATTGAGTTTACAAATAATTTCAGAGTAGGAGATAACCATTGGCCCGGTATGTTAAAAAGAAGGCTCCTTGCATATAATATGGTTGCGCCGCAAGAAGACCGAGCAGACTATATCGTAACCGAGGCAAGAGAAGAAAATGGGGAACGAACAGGGACGCTTTATAAGATCTACAACGCAAACGGTGATCTTATGAAAACATGGGAAAAAGATTATATAGTAACAAATCTAGGTACCATACCGGTGGAGTAACATAGATGCCTTGGCGTAATGTTGGAAGTGTGGTACAAAAGAAGGTAGGCGGAAGATGGAAGAAACACGCTCAGGCGTCATCCATTGATAATGCTAAGAAAATGGTGAGACGACTTTATCAAGTCGAGAAACCACGAAAGATAAAAAGGAAGTAAGAAGATGGCAATGAAAGGTAATATTCCCAACGGACCGGGAGCTATTCCAAAAAAGGAAGACTGGTCAACTCTTCCCTCTTCACAGTGGACAGAGCGGGCTCATGTTGCTGTTTTACGGGGAGACCCTAAAAGTGACTATGACACAAATGTAAAGCCAACCATGACAAATCTGTCTTCATATACGGCTAAGAAGACACGAAGATAATACTTTTTATCTATTATGTTTGAAGACCTCATTATAGAGGTTCGGCAAGAGATTGATGGTATCAAGTCGAGCCTTTCGCAAGGTGTGTGCGAAACTTATGCAGAGTATCAGCGCATGGTCGGAATGATTCATGCTTATGAACTTACAATTTCTAAGTGCGCTGATATTGAGAGAAGACTCACCCTAGTTGATGAGGAAGATTTTTAAATAAATGTTTGAGCCAGAAATGAGTGGGGCCAAGTTAAATGACGAGTGGATCTCTGATGTTGAAGTCCCCGATCCAGATCCCCTCCCCAAAATCCCCGGATATAGACTTTTAATTCGTCCTGTACCTATTCGGTCCAAGACCAAGGGCGGTATTATTTTGCCTGATAAGGCTAAAGATGATATGAAGTATCTAACAACAGTAGGCCGAGTGCTTGATGTTGGTGATCTTGCATATGAAGACGCAAACAAGTTTCCAAAGGGACCATGGTGTAAACCGGGAGATTATGTTTGTTACGGTAAGCACACTGGTGCTAAGTTTTTATATAAGGGTGTAAGGTTGATTATGTGCTATGATGATGAAATCACCATGGTCGTAGACGATCCTTCAAATCTGGACCCTATGTTTAATCTTTCTAACTAGGCGTAATTCGATTGATTCGCCACCAACGGAGAAAAATATATTATGATTGATAATGATAATGATGGCTGGGAAACCATCGACACATCAAATCCCAATCCCACCCCAAAAACTGAAGCGCCTGAGATTGAAATTGAGGGTCAGCCAGAGGCTGCGCCCGAAGAGACTCCTGTTGTTTCTACAGAACCTGAAGTCATTATTGAAGATGATAATGAAGTTCAGCCAGAAGAAGAGATTAAAGAGCTTGATGGTATTAAGACAAAGGGGGCCGAGAAACGAATTCGTAAGCTTGTAGCCCAGCGTAAAGAGCGGGATGAACAGCTTGCTTTAGCCCTTGAAAAGATTAAATACCTTGAGTCTACTCTCTCTGATAAAGATAGGAATATTTCCGATTATCGGAGACAATCTATTGATTCAAAGAAAGAAGAAACAAAGCGTAGAGTAGAAGCTGCACAGGCATCTTTTGCCCATGCTTTTGATGAGGGTGATAAAGAAAGTCTTGTAAAAGCGCAAAGTGATCTTGCTGAGGCACAAGCTGAGTTGAAGATTATTGAATTAACAGATAATATGAATACCCGAGAAGTACCTTCTCCTGTAGAAAGGGAAGTAGCTGCTCCGGTCAGCCAGAGGCCTCAAACAAATCAATTTGATGAAGGCGCTGTTGATTGGGCGAAGAAAAATGAATGGTTTGGCAAGGATAAAATTGGTACATCAATTGCCCTTGCAGTGGATCAGTCTCTCAAGGAAGAGGGTTTTGATCCAAGAGATGATGATTTTTATGAGGAGTTAGACAAGAGATTGTCAAAGGAACTCCCATCAAGACTTCGTCCTAGTAGTGACGAAAAACCTACTCAAGTGGTCGCCGGTCAATCACGCAGACAGGCACCCTCCAACAAAGTTAGACTGACTCAAGATGATGTCAGCCTTGCAAAGAAGTGGGGAATTCCTCTTGAACGGTATGCCGCCGAAAAGAAAAAAGCAGAGCGATCTGCTGGCGACTATACCACTATTAGATAGCGTGGGAGAAACATAAGACATGGCACGAGTAGTTGAAAGACAGTCGAGATCTGATGAAGAGCGAGATAAGGATTCCCGTCAGAATACATATGAGCGTCCCAATTGGTTGGATATCCCAGATGATGTTATTGAAACATTTGATGATATGGGATTTGCCCTTAAATGGGTAAGGATTTCAGTCAGAGGCGAAGAGGATACCAAGAATATCGGTGTCCGCCTTAACGAAGGTTGGGAATTTGTGACGGAAGAAGAATGCCCAGATATGGCTCGAAATTTCAAAGGTCTTGACGCCGGTCGTCTCTCTGGTTGTATTATTCGTGGGGATGTAGCCCTTGCAAAGATGCCACACGAACTGAGAGAAGAACGGATACATAGGACCGCTGAACGTACAAGAATTCTTAATGAAGCTGTAAATAACAGTCTCATGAGGGATAATGATTCACGGGCTCCTATTACTAATGCCAGTAAATCAAGGGCAAGGACGGGTAAGTCCGCTCACTTTGATTCATAAGTGGGTAAGATAAACCCATCGAGGCTATATTGGAGGAAATCAAATGGCTTTGAATAAAGGTCTAAATGGCCTAGTCCCTGCTAGAATGCGAGGCTCCGGTGCTAACTCAGGTGGCACCACCCGCTATCGCATTGCCAATGCTTTTGCAAGCAACATCTTTTCTGGTGACGTTGTAAAGCTTGGTTCAACTGGGACTATTGCGGTCATCACTACTACTACTGATCATGTTCTCGGAACCTTCCAAGGTTGCGAATATGTTGATCCCGTTAGCAAGCAGCCAATTTTTGGCAAGTACTGGCCAGCCAGCACGTCTTCTGTTGACGGAACCCCATATGCTATCGTCAATGACGACCCAGCATCCACTTACATCGTTCAGGCTGACGCCACTGTCACCCTCGGTGATGTAGGTATTAACTACACTGTTACACTCGGTGCGGGCTCAACCCTGACTGGCCGTTCTGGCTTTGGTCTAAAGGTTGCTGGCCGTGCTTCCACATCTGCAATGCTACAGGTTATTGGGATCAGCAATGTTCCTGACAATGCCTTTGGCGATGCAAACCCAAAAGTTGAAGTCCGTCTCGTACAGCATGTCGATTCGTACACTTCAGCCGCACAGAGCTAAGGGAGGTTGAGACATGGCTATTAATCGTGCAGATATTGCCAAGCAACTTCTTCCCGGTCTAAATGCAATTTTCGGTCTGGAGTATGCAGCCGTTGATGAAGAGGATCGTCCTCTTTTTGATATGGAAAATTCTGATCGAGCGTTTGAGGAAGAAGTGCTTATGACTGGCTTTGGCGCAGCCCCAACTAAAGCTGAAGGTGCAGCAGTTGTTTATGATACCGCTCAGGAATCATGGACTGCTCGCTATACCGCTGAGACTGTTGCTCTTGCTTTTGCCGTTACGGAAGAAGCGATGGAAGACAATCTCTATGACACGTTCTCTAAAGTACGTGCCCGTGCCCTTGCTCGTGCAATGGCTCAGACCAAGCAGGTCAAGGCAGCTAACGTGTACAACAATGGTTTCACTGCTGGCTATGTCGGTGGCGATGGTGTCGTGCTGTTCTCAGCCGCCCATCCAACTGTCGGCGATGGCAATCAGTCAAACCTAGAGACTGCTGCTGATCTAGCAGAAGGCACTCTCGAAACTGCTATCATCAATACTCATAAGATTAAGGATGATCGTGGTATCTTCATCGGTGCTTCACCAGTCTCACTTCATGTTGCCCCAGATGGTCAGTTTGATGCTGATCGTATTCTGGCATCTCCCGGTAGGTCCAACACAGATTTGAACGACATCAACGCCGTTCGTAATCTGGGCCTTGTTCCAAATGGTTACTTTGTCAACCGTCGTTTCACCGACGCAGACGCATGGTTCCTGCGGAACGACTGTCCAAATGGTACAAAGATGTTCATGAGAGCGCCTCTGGCCACGAAGATGGAACCAGACTTTGACACCGGCAACCTTCGCTTCAAGGCCCGTGAGCGTTATAGCTTCGGCTGGAGTGACTGGCGTCAGTGGAGAGGTAACAAGGGCGTCTAATATTCTATTAGATAATACCTTGTAGTTTGAGATCGGGGGGAATTCAGTTGGAGTTCCCCCCTTTCTTATTCTATAATTAGGTACTTTACGGGGTATTCCCCATATCAAGAAGGACAGTGATTATGCCAACTAATGTAAAAGCGTATTATGTTACCGCCTCAACAACCTTGACTGATGCAGGAGGAAGACTGCGTGGTTTAAATATTGTTGGGAATGGGACAGCAGCTTTAGGAAAAGTAACTCTTAGAGAAGGAGGCCAGACAGATGGAAATATTGTTATGGAAGCTCCTACAATGACTAACGGAAGCAATGATATTTTTGTTCCAGAAAGCGGTATTCGTTTTAACGATGGTCTCTATATCAGTGTTCCAACATCTGTTCATGCCACAGTTTTAGTCGGTTAAATCTGATGGCTAAGATGCCCAGTCTATCAGTAAAACGTGGAGAAAAGCTTTCAACATCAAAGGGAGCAGGTCTTACAAAGAAGGGTGTTCAGAAATATCGACGAGCTAATCCGGGATCGAAGTTACAAACTGCTGTTACAGAAAAGAAACCTAGCGCATCGAGAGCAAAAAGACGTAAGAGTTATTGTGCAAGATCAAAAGGTCAGATGAAGATGCACAATATAAACTGCTCTAAGACACCTAAGAAAAGAATTTGTGCAGCAAGAAGAAGATGGAGATGTAAATGAAGGTTACAGTTGTTATCGAAAATGGGCATGATTCTGATTGTTCTTGTGAAGAGTGTGCGCCTGAAGAGTATGGTGAACAAGAGATTGCAGTTACCTGTCCGGTAGCAACACATGATGGTGTTATGAATAATACAAATAAACAGGTAGCTATTCATGAACATGATTATGGTCCTTCAACAGATCCTGATAAAAAATGTGGTAACTGTGGTTACTTTAATCAGACTCTTAACATGCTTGATTGTATTGAAGAGGGTATGGAAGTTAACGAGATTTTAGATAAAACTAAAAATCCTGAATTGGGTTATTGCCAGCTATTTCATTTTATTTGTTCTTCCAAAAATGTTTGTAGTTCGTGGATGAAGGGCGGACCTATTGTTAACATGGTAGAAGAAGATGATGAGGAAGAATATATTGGCCGGAGATTTATCTAATGGCTATCTCCAGAGGGATGATTAAAAAACAATTAGTTTCTGGGAAAAAGAAAAAGCCGTCTTATAAAAAAGGCGGGTCTGTTTCCCGTGTGAATGAAGCAGGTAATTATACGAAACCGGGGATGCGAAAGAAACTTTTTGAAAAAATTAAAGCTGGAAACAAGGGCGGTAGCTCAGGTCAGTGGTCCGCACGGAAAGCGCAAATGCTAGCCAGAGAATATAAAAAACAAGGTGGGGGTTATAAGTAATGCCCCTTAAAAAATCTCAAAGAAGTTTAAAGAACTGGACTAATCAGAACTGGCGTACAAAATCTGGTAAGCCTTCTACACAGGGTCCGAAAGCAACAGGGGAAAGATACCTTCCTGAGAAAGCTATTAAGTCTCTTAGTCCATCTGAGTATGCTGCAACTACTCGGGCAAAGAGGAAAGGAACAAAAGCAGGGAAACAAGTGGTAAAACAACCAAAGCGTATTGCAGCAAAAACAGCTAGGTTTAGAAAGGCATAATCATGGGAACATCAGGCACTACTACATTTAATATGGATATTGATCAGATTATTGATGAGGCCCTAGATATGATTGGGGGCGAGGCTGATCTAGGTAAAGAACCAAAGTCTGCTCGCCGTAGTTTAAATTTAATTCTTGCGGACTGGCAGAATAGAGGAATCCTTCTATGGAAGACAGGGTTGGGCACACAGACTGTTACGGAAGGCACTGCTACCTATACCCTTGATCAGTCAATCATAGATATCACGGAGGCGACTGTCCGGCGTGATGGTAATGATATTGAACTTACTCGTATCTCCATGGAAGAATATGAAGAGCTTCCTAACAAGGATGCTTCAGGACGCCCTATTGAATATGCTGTTCATAGACAAAGAGACGACATTACAGTTTATCTCTGGCCTACCCCAGAAAATTCCACGGATGTTTTCCGATTTTGGAATGTGAGTAGATACGAAGACTTTACCAAGTCTGTAGATGATGCGGATGTTCCCTTTCGTTTTCTCCCCTGTTTAATTTATGGCTTGGCCTATCATATGGGTATAAAAAGACCCGGTGTCCCCGGAGATCGTATCTCATTTCTAAAAGGTGTCTATGAAGAAGCTTTGCAAAATGCAATGGAAGAAGATAGAGAGAGAGCTTCTTTCCGTGCAGTCCCTCATTTGAGAGTTGTATAGATGGGTTGGAAAAAACCTCCATGGTTTATTAGTGATCAGTCAGGCTTTAGGTGGCCCTATGATCAAAGGGTAAAGGAAAGCACAGGCGCTGTTGTTCATATTTCTGAATCTGATGGTGCTTTTAATTTAAAAGACCATCCCCAGAATAAAGCACCCAGAATTGGACCACGTAGAATTTTGAGGGATGCCAGACCTGAAGTTTCGGTTGCGCCTAATTCAAGAACATGGAATCCTTCAATGACCACATTTGTTTCAAATCTTAACCAAGTGGTATATTTAAGTAATGTCACTGGTACAGTTCAATGTGGTACTGTAACTATTAGGAGTTAAAATAACAATGGCTATCTCACAAGGAATGTGCATCTCATTTAAGAAACAAGTTCTTCTTGGTGATCAGGACTTTGATGCTAACACATTCAAACTTGCTCTTTTTACAAGTGCTGCTTCACTCAGCAGCGGTACCACAGCTTACAGCACTTCAGCAGAAGTTAGTGGTACGGGATACACAGCAGGGGGTAATACTCTTAGTATTGTAACAGTAGCCACAGATGGTTCTGTTGCAATTGTTGATGTTAGTAACACTCAGTGGACATCAGCCTCTTTTACTACAAGAGGTGGGCTAATTTATAACTCATCTAAATCTGATTCAGCCGTTGCTGTTTTAGATTTTGGTGGTAATAAGCAAGTGGAAAATGGTACATTTACGATTCAATTCCCAGTTGCGGCGGCCAGTACAGCCATCATTCGTCTTGTATAAAAAGGGAGTCCGAGCATGGCTCTCGTTGTCAAAGACAGAGTAAAACAACAGACAACAACAACGGGCACTGGCACGATTACGCTGAGTGGTTCCTATGATGGTTTTGATACGTTTGCCCAGATTGGCAATACCAATACAACTTATTATGTGATTACGGATGATGGAACAGGTGACTGGGAAGTAGGTCTTGGTACTTATACTTCATCAGGAACCACGCTATCCCGTGACACAATCCTAGCATCATCTAATAGTGGATCTGCGGTAAATCTGGGCGCAGGGACCAAGGTTGTCTTCTGCGGGTATCCTGCCGGTAAATCTGTCTATCTTGATGCATCAGGCAACATCGGAGTTGCCGGGACTGTATCAGCCACCAACATCACTGGTGCCACGGTTACCGCAACATCGAACATCCATACCCCGGCTCTGTCGGCTACAAACATCACAGCCGGTACTGTAACTGCTACCTCAATTCATACCCCGTCCCTATCTGTGACGAACTTCACAGCAGCTACGGTGACGGCTACATCAAATATCCATACGCCGTCTCTTTCAGCGACAAATATTACTGCGGCAACGATCACAGCGACTACCAAGATTCATACCGCAGCTTTATCAGCTACAAATATTACAGCAGGTTCTGTAACGGCTACGTCAATTCATACCCCTTCTCTGTCCGTGACAGACTTTATTGCAGCTACAATTACTGCAACATCTAAGATACACACCCCGGCTCTTTCTGTTACCACACTATCCGCAACAAATATCGCAGCAGGGTCTGTGACGGCCACTTCGATTCATACCCCGTCCTTGTCTGTGACGAACTTTACAGCAGCGACTGTGACTGCCACCTCGAACATCCATACACCTGCGTTGTCCGCTACAAATATCACCGCAGCCACAATCACTGCCACGACAAAGATTCATACGGCTGCTCTATCTGCGACCAACATTACCGCAGGAACTGTGACAGCGACCTCAATCCATACTCCGTCACTCTCCGTGACGAACTTCATCGCTGCTACAATAACGGCAACGTCAAACATCCATACGCCAACTTTGTCAGCTACGAACATTACAGCGGGTACTGTGACGGCCACGTCAATCCATACACCCACGCTTTCTGTTACGAACTTCACAGCAGCCACGGTTACAGCCACGTCAAACATCCATACCCCGTCTCTATCGGCCACGAACATTATTGCTGCAACAATAACGGCAACCACAAAGATTCATACTGTGGCTCTCTCTGCCACAACTATTTCAGCCACAAATATTCATGCAACCACAAAAGTTCACACGCCTGCACTCTCAGCAACAAACATTGTTGCCACCTCGGTTGATACTGATGTAGTTTTTGGAATCTCTGGTCAGTACGGAGATGAGCTTGACTCTGGCTTTACTCCAGTCTTCCTTCTGGTTGACTCCCCATTCGCTTTCACAGTCAATACCTTATCAAGTAAACTCTCAGCCGGTGAGATTACTGCTTCTGTTATTATTGCAACTAGTGCTGCCGGAACTGAAACTACGGTGACGGGGATGAACGGTCTTACAGTAAATACTACAAAAGCTATAGCCACTGCCACAGGAGGCAACACAGTTGCCGTTGGTAATGCTCTTCTATTCAAATTAACTGGAGTTGCTGAAACAGACAGGAACTTTTCATTCACCTTTAAATGTACTCGTAGTAATTTTAGTGGCGCATAAGCCATGACATTCTCCACGGCTCCTTTTTCCCAGATACCTTTTTCATCGTCGATTACAGCGATTAATGCGGCTGTTACTGTCACAGGTGTATCTGCAACTTTTCAATTAGGGACGATCATTGCCCAGCAGGCGACTGCAATTAATGTAACAGGGGTATCCGCTACTTTTGAACTTGGTAATATCGGAATTACCGCAGGATCAAATATTTCTGTTACAGGGGTGTCAGCCACATTTGAACTAGGTACTGTAGTTGCACAAATTGGGCGTAGTATAGATGTAACCGGTGTATCGGCTACATTTGAACTTGGAGATATTAGTACTAGTCGAGACGTGGTTGTTGATGTTACAGGTGTAGAAGGTAGATTTGAAGTAGGTCGTATTTTCTTCTGGTTCCCTGTTCCTGATGTATCTACAACATGGAATGGGGTTTCCTCTGTATCTACCACATGGACAACTGTCCCCAAAATTTCTACATTGTGGAAATCAGCCGCTTAATTGGCCTTTAATTTAAGATATGATAGGATCATCGTATGGCTACTGTAACCTATACAACCCTTGTATCATCTATTCAAGAAACTGCTGAGAATACAGGTTCTGAGTTTATTGATGCAATCCCTGATTTTATTTCTCGTACAGAAAGAAGACTGACAAGAGATATTGACCTTCAGGGTTTAACTTCATTTGCCACAACAGATTTTGTGACGGCAACCCCTATTTATCAGAAACCTGATAATGCGCTTATTATTAAAAATCTTACTATCACAAGCAGTGGTTCTCGTATTAACCTTGTGATGAAGACAAAAGAATATCTAAATGATTATTGGCCAGACAGAACCTCTGTAGGCGAGCCACGATACTATGCTAACTATGGCACAGAAATCTTAGTGGCTCCGGCACCTGCATCAGCTTACCCGGCTGAAATTTCTTATGTAGTCGAGCCGACTGCTCTGGCCTCCTCATCACAGGAACAGAACTACTTTACACAGTTTTGCTCCAATGCTCTTTTTTATGGGTCTATGGTTGAAGCCAGTCTCTTTATGAAAAATCCCACGGCTGCTAATTTGTGGGAATCTTTCTATGGTAGAGAGATGGCGGCTCTGAATAATGAAGCACGTAGATCCCGTAGAGATAGCATGGCTATGCCCGCAAGCCCAGCAGGCGGTCCTAACACATTGACAGGAAGTAATTAGAAATGGCTACTTATACAACCAGAATTCGTCTTGAAAAGCAGACCCCCGGTGAAAACGAAAACACATGGGGTACGGTGCTTAATGATAATGTCATTGATCTTGTTGATGATTCTATCGCCGCCTATACCACGATCACGGTTTCATCCGTTGATGTTACTCTGACGCAAGCCGATGGATCTTCAGATCAGTCTCGTAGTGCGTTCCTTGATATTTCCGGTACTCTGACTGGAAATGTTAATGTTCTAATTCCAGCCCTTTCCAAAGGTTATGATATCCGTAATTCTACCTCTGGTTCTTTTACTGTTAACATGAAGACAGCCACAGGTTCTGGCCGGGTGGTTCCACAGGGTCAGGTTATCGGCGTTGTGTGTGACGGTGTATCAGTACGAGATGTAGAGACGGCTGGTATTAAATCAACCTCATCTCAGATTAATGTGTCTGTGGGGACTTCTCTAATTGATGTTAAGGTACCCATGGCAGTTTCTGGTACTGTGTCAATCACAGGTGGCCTTGTTGTTTCCAGTACAGCTTCTATGGCCGCAGCTACTTTCTCCAGTAACATCACCATGAATGCTGAGAGTGAAGTAAGGTTTGCAGACGCAGACTCTTCCCATTACATCGCTCTCCAAGCCCCCGCCACAGTC